TCACGCGCTCACGCTGACGGCGGTGGGTGAGAGGGTGACGCCGTGGGTACGGGGGGCGACGGCGCCGATCGTGTGGGTGTGTGATCTGTTCTGGGACCCGCGCTCGGCGCCCACCGGGACGCCGGGGCCAGCACCGCAGGCGAACAGGTCCTCGCTGTCCGGCAGCCGGAACAGATCGCCCTGCCGACCGAAGTGGTACCCGTCCCCGAACTCGGCCCCAAAGTGATCGAACAGCCGCCCGTAGTCCGCGGGGTCCACCCACCCGCCATCGAGCGCCAGGTAGCTCGCCGGCGGGGTGGCGGACAGCAGCTGGATCACGGTCCCCACGGGCACACTGCCGGTGCGGATCAGGTCGCGGATCGAGTCGAGGACCGCCTGGTAGGTCGCCGGCGCAGCGGTGTCGAGGGCCACCGGATCGCGTCCGGTGGCCTGCAATAAGGCCATCAGGGACAGGGTGACCTGGTTGAGCCAATCTGCCGTCACGTAGGTGCCGACCGGCCGCCCAGGGCCAGCCTCCGCGAAGGCGGGCTGGTCGGTGTGCGGGTCGGTGACGGTGTTGGAAGCGCGGGGATAGTCCACTTAATTTACTCCTCGATCAGTACCGCGTAATGGAACCTGGCGGGCGCCAGCCGGTTCAGCAGACACTCCAGGTGAGGCTGCCGGCAATCGCCCAGGGGGTCGCCGGCGCTGGAGGAGCCGGCCGCGAAACGGGTGCAGGCGTCGGCGGCGGCCAGGTGGATCAGCAGCGGCCCGGCGACGTGGTGGGACAGCGGGTAGTCGGGCCCCACGTGGGTGACGCCGGGGGCGAGGCCGAGTCGCTCTCGCCGCCAGCCGAGCGGGTCGCCGGCGCTGGAGGAGCCGGCCCGAAACGAGGTGAGCAGGGTGACCCGTGCCGGGTACCCGGCGGCGGCCAGGACGGCCGCGATCGCGGCGGGGGCGGCGGCGCTCCCGTCTTCCACGAGCTGCGCGAGCTGGGGGTAGGCGAGCTTGGACAGCACGTCCCGACGCCGGGCCTTGTAATCCTCCGATCCGCGCAGGCAGTCGGGCAGGCCGAGGGCGTCTTCCCACTCTTCCAGGCGCGTGCAGGTCGCGTGCGGGTACCCCTGATCGATCTGGCGCAGGACCCACAGGTGCAGCTCCGCCCAGGCGTCCGCAGCCCCATTGAAGAACGCGCGCACGACGGATCCGCTCCGCCGCTGCGGCCAGGCCCACCCGGACGGTAGTAGCCCGCAGAGCGCGGCGCGGAATTGCGCCCGCCAGTCCTGATCCAGCGGCGAGCCCGTCACGAGAAGGTCACCCCGCGCAGGATCGGGAGCTCGTAGGGCCCGGACACGATCGCCCCGCCGGGCTGGATCGCCGGCACAAGGAACTGATGGGTGTACTCGCCGGCGGCGACGGACGCAGCCTCGACCAGGTGGGTGTGCGGGATCGTGACGCCGGGCGAGGAAGACCGAAAGAACAGGTCGCGCAGCTCCAGCTCGACGGCCTGGCGGACGGCGGCGGTGTCGGGATCGAGGTGGATTTCAGCGTCGAGGTATTGGGGGGCCGGGGCGATCACGAAGAGATCGTCCGGCGGCCCGCGCCGCGGGTCGCGGATATAGTCGTAGACGGCCTGCAGGTCCGCGGCGGTCGGCAGCCCGTCCGGCTCATTTGCGTCGGCCATGACGATCACGCCGGCGCTGCCGGCGTCGGCGGGGGTCCAGAGCCCCCAAGCCCTAGTAATCCCAGGCACACTCAGGGCCCACCGCTCATAGTCGTGCGGCGCCCCGCCGAGCAGCGGGTAGCTCAGGCGATGCTTCAAGCGCGCCAGGGCCACGGCTTCGGTCTCGGCCGCGAGGCCGCGGGTGAGGCCGTCGCCGGTGACGACGCCGGTAGGATCGATCCCAGGGTAGGGGCTGACCAGGGTGAGCTCGGTCGCGGCGGGCTGGTTGCCGTCCGGCCCGGCGACCAGGGCGGTCACCGCGACGACGGCCTCGCCACTCGGGTCGATCGTGGCGTCGGCGGCGGCGGCGTAGAGGGCCTGGTCGATCCGCCACTGGGCGTCCACCGGCAGGATCGCGCCGGGGGCGCCGGTGATCCGGAGTGCGCCCTGGGCGGGGGTGGCCTCCTTCCATTTCAGGCTGTAGGCCCGGAGCCACTGTCGCAGCCACCAGCCGGTGGCCTGGGTCGGGATCGCCTGGTGGGCCAGGTGATCCCGAAACCACTGATAGCAGCCGCGAGCGGCGGCGGCGGTGACGAAACTGAAGACGCGGTTGTTTTCGACTTGCAGCTCGGGCTGGGGCGGCAGGTCGGCCGGGTCGCGGCCCTCGACCAGCGCCGCCTGGATCAGGGCGTAGCTGTTGTCGTGGAGCTCGGTGAGGCTGGGGATCTCGTGGTCATTCATGCCGAGGTCTCCGCGGCGCGGAGCGTCCACGTCCCCACGCAGCGCGTGGGGACGAGAAAAGTGGGGACGAGAGAAGGCCAGGACCGTTCACGCTGCGCCTCCCCCCGGGGCGAGGGGATCGCGCGCGCGGGCGGCCAGGGTCAGGGTCCAGGTGGCGTCGTAGGCCGGCGGGGGCTGGTCGGGGCGGTACACGCGGAGGTGGAGCGCCAGGCGTTCCGGGGCGGCCCAGGACGCGGCGGCCGTGACCGTGGCGGCAATCCCGTCGTCGAGCAACCACTGCAGGGCCTGCCGGGCGTGGGCCTCGGCGAGCCGCAGCAGGTCCAGGTCGTCGGTATCGCCCTTGGAGATCAGGATCTGCCACAGCTTGGAGCCCCAGCGAACACCCTCCGGCAGGGCGAGCTCTTCGCCACACCAGCCGCGCGGGTCGGTCCAGCCCGGGGGGACCAGGTCCCCGTCCTCGGCGCGGCGGTCGAACCACAAGGAGAGATAGATCGCGGTGTCCAGGGTCGGGTCCCAGGCCAGCTGCAGGCCGGCGTCGTGGCGCTCGACCACCAGCGTCCCAGCGCACGGGTCGCTCGCGTCGTGCCAGGGGATCGGCCCGGCGTCGCCGGCGACCAGGGCCCAATCGAACGGGCGGTCGGGGTCGGCGGTGGGGAGGGTACGGAGGTCCACGTTTCGAGTGATGAGTGATGAGTGATGATTTAGGTGCGAAAGTTATTCCAGAGGCCCCGTGGTCGCCCCACCAGGCTCGACGCCGCCGTGGGTGTGGCCGCCGAAAGCGATCCCGCCGACCGTGGCCTCCGGCGCCACGAGCGGACCGCTGGTCGTCAGGGCGCCGGTGACCTTCACGTCGCCGACGATCTCGACCGGGCCGTTTTTTTTCGTGGGGCGCCGGACAGCCCACAGGCACCGTCGCGGTGGACGCCCCGGCGGGAACCCCGGTCGCCCCCGCAAACGGCGCTAAGGGTATTGCGCAACGGTTGCGCAACGCTATACTACGGGTGGGCCGTCGATAGGAATTGGTTTGGCCAGCGGGGCCGGCGGCGTCGGGGAGTTAACCGTCCCCCGGCGGCTCCTTCACTGCGCCATCCCTGGCTCGGCGCACCGCCGTCCCTGGCGGCGCCTCACCACTCATCACTCATCACTAATCACTAAATACCGCCCGGCGCGGATCAGGTCCCGCATCCGCGCGGTCGGCAGCCGGCTGGCGGAGACCACCTGGTCCACGCCCTGGCGGCGCCGGCTGCGCACCACCAGCCGCGCCGTCGTCTCCCCCTCGGCGAGCAGGTAGACCAGGGCTCGCTCCTTCGCGTCCCAATAGACCGCGGCCTGCGGCAGCCGCGCCCGGGAGACCGGCCCAATCGTCCGCGGTCAGGGCGCGGCCCTGCGCGGCGTAGCGCACCGGTTTTTTGCCGACGATCAACGCTTCCGGGACTTCGATCACGCCGCTGGCCGGGGCCGCCCTGCGGGCCGCGGCGAAATCGATCAGCCCCAGGGTGTGGGAGGTCCCCCGCGGCAGCGGGTCGGCCTGCACCCGCTGCAGCCAGCGCAGCCACGCCAGCCGCCGCGGGCGACTCCGCAGCACGGCCGCCGCCGCCCGATAGAGCTCGCGATTGCCGCTTCGCAGCCCATTGTCTCGTAGGGCGCTGTCCACCGTCCGCAGCCGCGCCAGGCCCGGATTGCCGGCCCAGCCGGGGTCGATCCCCGCCGGGACCTGCCGGCGCTCGCCGGTGTGGGGGTTCTTCCAGGTCTTCAATTGCAGCGGCGGGGCCTGGGTGCGGATTTCCCCGGCGTCCTGCAGGCGCCGGTACTCGCCGCGAGACACCTGCCGCGTCCAGCAGGTGCAGCCCCAGCCGTTGGGTGGGAAGTGGGTCTCCCACCAGGGATCTGGGGGGGGATGTTTGATTTGAGCATGCCGGGTTGGGGCGATCGGGCTGCAAGCTCTTGTTTGTATTTGGTTTTCGAGGAAAGGCGAAAATGGGCATTAGACGTTTAGTTTGACTAATTTTGGGCGAAAATTGGTTGGTTTTTGCTGGGAAAATCCAGGGGGAGGGATCGTTTTGGGTGGGGTAAGCGGGCTTTGAGGATGGTTTAAGGCCGGGTTAAATTGCGTTTGAGTCGAGCTCAAACTAGACTGGTAGTGGGGCCGTCGGGCTGAGTGACCGGGGAAATCGCGGCCGGTCCGTGGAGTTAAACATCAGAACCTTCGTGCGCAATGTGGGGGTAGCGACCCACCGGCTCGACAGCTCTACCTCTCCCAATCCCCATCAATTAACTCGTACTGGCTGGCGCCCTGAAGGTCGGCCTGGTGGACCTGGCCCAGGGAGCGGACAGTGGCGCCGCGGCGATCGAGGGCGATGACGGCGCGGTACCGTTTCCCCCCTTCCCCTTTCTCGCGCAACACGATCACGAGGCGGTTGCGCTTCGCGTCCCAGAGGGCGACCTGGTGGTCGGCCAGGTAGGCCGGTAGATCCTGGAGGATCTCCGCGGGGATCGCGCGGGCGAGGCCGCCCGCGTCGGGCGGCTTGTGTGCGCCCCGGAGGTGATCGAGGTGGCGGTCCTCGACGGTGATGAGGGCGGCGTGGGTGGTCGCGCCGCGATCTGCGGCGGCCTGGATCAGGTGCTCGGGTAGCAGGCCGACGGCGTGCTGGTGGCCACGGGGCTTGCCGTCGGCGGTGACGGTCTTGAGCCACCAGCGCCAGCTCTTGATCTGGGCCTCGGCGTAGGCGGTGGTAGTGGCGGCAAGGACCGCGGCGCGGAGGTCTTTCGGCAGCGCGGCGAGCTGGCGCCCAAGGGCGCGGTCGGCGCCGAGCCAGGAGCGGCCGACGTTGTGATCCCAGCCGCGGTCGATGCCCTCCGGCACCAGCTCGGTAGTGATCTCTCCCGTCTCACGATCAATCACGTCTCGCGGAGCGCGCTTGATCTCGGGGGCCACGGTGACCTTGCCTGCACGGTGCAGCGACAGTTCCAGCCGTTGGGCGGGTAGTGGGTGTTCCACCAGGGGTTGTCTGCCGGGAGGATGGCGCCGTCCCAGGCGCGATGCTGGTCGCGGGTACGGTTGTCGAGGATGGCGCGATAGCGCAGATAGGGTCGAGTCTCCTTGTTGCGCTGGATCTGTTGCCATCTCCCGGCCATTCGGGCCGAGCGCATGTTGTTGCGGAAAATGACCTCGCTCCGCCAGCCGCGCTTGCCTTTGTAGGTCCAGCCGTGGCGCTGGACCGCGGCGTCGAAATCCTTCCGAAAATCGGTCGGGGTCTTGCCTTTCGAGAGGGTCTCAGTCAGCGAGGCGTGAAAATCCCTGAGCAGCGCCAGCTTGGTGGCGCCAGCGGCAGCGAAGGCGCGGCCGTGGATGTGGCCGGCGTAGTCGTCCCAGTGCTTGCTCTGCAGATCGATCTTGGATCGCAGGACAGCGATCGCCTCTCGATAGGGGGCGCCGCGCTTAGACCACTTGGCTTGGGGCGCCATTCATTCGCCCTCCATCCGGCGCCATTAGTGGGCGCAGCCCACCCTACGCATCCCGCATCCCCTCCAGGGCGGCCTGGGAGAGGGCGAGGGAGGTGAGCTCGGTCAGTCCCCGGTCGTCCATCTCGGGGAGGATGTCGGCCAGGTGGTCGAGCAGGTCTTGCAGCGAGCGGCCGTCGGCGGCGTACTGAGATACCGCGCGGCGGAGCGGCTCGATCAGGTCCTCCTCGATAGTGGCATCCAGGGCCGCCAAGTCCGGCTCCGGATCGTCCGGCGCCGGCGCGGCGAACTGGGCCGGGGCTTGGCCGCCCGCGGGCGGCGCAGCCGAGGCCGCGGGCCGTAGCGCGTCCGAGTCGTCCGCGGCGGCCTCGAGGCCCATCTCCTGCAAGAACGCGGTCTCGGAGACCTTGTCGCTGAGCTGGCTGGCGATCTGGTAGACCTCCGCCCACTCCTTGCCGCCGCGGACCTCTGTGTAGAACTCCAGCTTGGGGGCCGCTACTTCCGGCCCCAGATTGGCGGTAGTCGCCAACCGAAAGATTTTGTTCATGCCGGCGACGGCGATCGTACGATCGGCGTCGGAAATCGTGTACTGGCGGGTCTCGGCGACCTCGGAGGCGGCGCGGGCGCCGGTTTGTCCGGGCTCGGCGACGTAGGCCTGACCAGTGAGGGCCTTGCTCATCTGCCGATCACAGAGCTCGATCAGGGATTGCTGCGGGAGCTGTTGGCCGGAGCCGGTCGGCGTCAGGAGCTCGATCGAGTCGCCCTCCGGGATTACCAGGTAGCCGGCCTCGATCATGTGGGCGACCGCCTCCTCCAGCGCCCGCTGGTCGGAGTCGCTGGTGCCGGCCGGATAGCGGGCCACCGGCCAGGGTAGGCCGTGGCGCTCACAGTAGCGCACAAAATACTTAAAGCCCCCGGTCTTGAAGGTCCAGGGCCAGAACAGCGCGGACAGCAGCGCCCGGCCGTAGGGATTGCCGGTAGAGGCCTCGTGGCGTGAGACCACGAAATAGCGGGGGTCGGTCAGGGCGCCTTGGTACGACTGACCCCGCGACCGCAGCAGTAGATTGCCCTGGGGGTCGAAGGCAAAGCGGCGGCGCAGGCGGTCGATCACCTGGGGCCACAGCAGCCCGTCGCGGCGCTCCCACACCAGCTCGTGGACGCGGTAGCCGGCGAGGATCGCGCCCACCATCTGCCAGATCACCTCGCCCCAGCCCGCGATCGGGTTGGGCGGTTTGGCCATCTGTTCGCGGCATAGCTCTAGGGCGCGGGTGGCCTGGGCGTCCTCCGGATCGCCGGAGACCAGTCGCCAATCCAGGCGGTAGAGGGCGCCGCGCAGGCTGCGCGCCTCCCCGGTCACGTGGGCATCAACCAGAATCGAATCGTAGACCTGGTCAGCGTAGCCCAGGTGGCGCAGGATCGGGTCGGGGTTGGGGAGCGTCTGCAGGATCCCGAACCAGCCCTCGGGATCGGTCTCCGGCCCGGCTTGGGGTGGGCGGGCGCACAGGCGGCCCAAGAATCGGGTCAGTAGGTCCACGCTGGCTGATCTCCATGGATGCGTCTGAGGAGGTCCCGGTCGCTCGGCTGGCGGCGCCCGGCGCGGATCTTGGGTAGTGATCCGGCCCCGGAGACGGCGGCCGCCCAGAGCATCTGCAGGGCGTCCGGACCGTCGTCGTGATCGGCCTCCGGCCAGTAGCGCAGCTGCTCGATCAGTATGGTTTGGGTGCGGTGGAAGCGGATCAGGCCGTTGGCCGTGTGGGGCTGCAGGGACTCGATGCGCAGGCCCTTGTCCGTGTGCGGCACCACCGCGCGGGCCGGTACCGGCACCCCTGCCGCCGCGCTGCGCTTCACGAGCTCGGTGCGGAGAAACTCCTGAAACTGCACCGCTTCGATCACCCACACCAGGCAGTGATAGCCGCGCTGCAGTTCGATCACCAGGGCGATCTGCTGATCCGGGGTGAGGCGCCCGATCCGCGCCTCAACCACGTACAGGACCCCGGTCGGACGGTGCACGCCGCCGACCAGGATCGCCGAGGGATCACGGACCTTATTCCGCCGTCCCAGAGACGGGTCCAGGACGCCGAAATAGACCAGGTCGCTCGGCAGCTCGGTCCAATAGCGGAGGTCCTTGAACGGTGCGTGCTCGTCCCGCCCCGGATCGTTCTGCAGCTCGCGATCGAACGCCCGATGGTCCTCGGCGCGGAGCGCCATCAGCATGAGCAGGGGGCGCATCTCGGGCCAGCTAACCTCGGCGCCGGCATCCATCTCCGGCTGGTGGTCCTGGTAGTAGGCATCCGCCGCGACCTCGCCGTCCCGGAGCAGGAGCTGCTCCCAGGTCTCCCACAGGTCCATCCGATCCGGCCAGCGGATGATCGCCTGGTGGCGGGCGGCGTGCCAGGTCGGGGACTTCAGGGTCCGGTTCAGGACCGAATCGTAGTGCAGCACGGTGCCGGCATAGACCGCATCCATCGATCCATCCGGCGGTCCCAGCTGGAGGATCGTGCCGCGCAGCCAGTGGTGGAGCTTGTCGCGTTGGGTGAGGCTGCGGACGTTCTCGTCGTTCTCCAAATCATCCAGAATCACCAGGTCCGGACGATGGGGGCCATGTAGCCCTGGGCGTGGCTGTCGATCAGGGCCTGGTGCAGCTGCCGGTACCGGGCCTGGTGGCTGGCGCGGACCGGAGCGCCCGGGGCCAGGCTCGACAGGATCGCTTCGGCGATCTGGGTCGCCCGCAGGCTGCGGTCCCGCGCCTCTCGGCGCTCCAGGCTGAGTACGTAGGGCAGGATCAGGATCACCGGCTCCCCGTCCCGCGCGATTCGATCATCCAGATCGGCCAGCAACAAGGTTTTGCCGCTGCCGGACTCGCCCACCAGGGCCAGCAGCCCGCCGTGACGCGCCGTGGCCCATAGGGCCTCGGCGGCGTAGCGGACAGCGGGGGTACGATAGACGCTGGCGGCGTCCGTGGGGTCGCCCGCCGACCCGAAGGGGTCGGCCCGCAACCCGTAGTGTTGCAGTACGGATTGACTGAGGGGGGAGGGGCGTAATAACATCTCTGCGTCTCCAGTCGGTGTGTGTAGGGAAGGCCCGGTGGTCGTGTCCGCGACCACCGGGCTTTTTTTTGCGACGCCATCCCTGGCGGGGTGCAGCGCCGTCCCTGGGAGCGGGATCGTGACGCCCTCGGGCACGCCGAGCCCGGTGAGGGCCCGACGCACCCGCTCCAGATCGTCCCGCACCACCCGCGGCAGCCTCCCCGCCCGCAGCCAGTGGTTGACGGCGCTCGGGCTGAGCCCGACCGCCCGCGCTAGGGCGGCCTGGCTGACCCCCCGCAGATGGAGGACGTCGGGCAGCCCGATCACGGCGCCCCCACAGCAGGCGGTAGATCGGCTCTGCGCAGCTGTCGGCGGGAATCCTCCCCGCGTGCCGGGCCACCAGATACTCGGCCTCCGACACGATACTCAGGTATCCGACCACGTAATCCGGGGGCGCGTCGATCGCCGCCGACGGCACGCAAACACACGCACCGTCAGCCGCGACAAACCCCTCGATCGGGGCCAACAAGACCGCCGCCAGCTGCCGGGTGAAGCCCGGCGGCAGCGGCCAGTCGGGGTCCCACCGCAGGTAGATCGCGTTAGCCCAATCCGCCCCGCCAATCGTCCGACCGTCAGTCACGATTCACCCCCCCGCCACTGGGCCTCACACACACGGATCGGGCAATCCCCATCCGCATTGGGCTCGCCCACGCGGATCAGACCGTGCCGCAGGAGCACGCCGACGGTCCGCACCGGCAGCAGGCAGCCGCTGCCGTCGACGTAGACGTCGACGTAGACGTGCCGCGGCCCCACGCTGAAGTGGATGCGGACCCACCGGCGCTCGCCCCGTCCGTCACGCAGTCGGTCGAGGGCGCGCCGCTGGGGCCCGGTCAGCGTGATCCGCTCACTCATTGCGATCACCCGCCAAGGCGGCCCGCTGCTCATCGGTCAGACGCACACTGATATAGTTTTTTTCACTCATCACTTATCACTTATCACTAACCACTAACCACTAACCACTAACCACTAACCACCTGCAACACGGGCGGCGTACCCGCCGCCGGCGCGGCCTGATCCGGCGCCGTCAGATCCTCGATCAATCCGGCCAGGGCCGACTCGGGCGCCCCGTCCGGATAACGCGCGGTGAGCCACTGGTACCGCTCCGGCCCCCACTCACCCCCGGCCGCGAGCACCGCCGCCCGCAGCCGCTGGGCGGCGGCGACGTGATCCAATACCGGATCGGCGACCTCCGGGGCCGTGACCGGGTGCTCGACGCCCGGCCGCGGCAGATAGCTCGGCGGCGGGGTCTTCTCGGCCGATCGGAAGGGATTGAAGCGCCCCCGAAGGGCTCGAAGTCTTTTTTCCGCCGGGCCGCCAAATCATCCCGCTACGAGTCCGTGCCGCTGGCGAGCCGGGCCAGTTTTTTCCGGTTCGACTCCAGGTCACCCTCGGGCGGGCTGGCATAGGTCTCGCCCGTCACCGGAGCGTCGGACCTGAATCCGAATTCATCGTGTTCGACCCGCGTCAGCGGGTGGTAGACCGTCCGCCGGGACTCGGGGTCGATCCGTACCGCCACCGCCCGCCCCTGGCCGTCGTCACCCTGCAAGGGGGACCACAGCACCTCGACCCGCTCCCCCACCACCAGGTCCGGCAGCTCCCGCGCCGACCAAGTCTCACCCCGGTACGCCACCGTCAGATCCCCCCGCACCCGCGGTTTTTTGGGCGCCTCGTGGCCAGGCGCCGCAGCTGGGCCTCGGACTCGGCTACCAGCCGCAGCTGCTCGGGCGTGATCGTGAGCCAGGCGTCGTAGCGGGTGCGCCCGTGGCGGCTGTGCGTAGCGGTCGCGTTGTAATGATCCTGGAAGACCTCGGCCAGCCGGTTGAGATCGTTGAAATTTCTGACTCTGTGCCGCTGGAATCGGAGGCCGGACTCGAAGCGGGTCTCGACCAGATCCTGCCCCTGCTCGACCTGCCCTTTGGCGCGCGGTTTGCCGCGCGCACAGACGATCAGATCGATCCCCAGTAGCCCGCACCAGCGCCGCACCGCACCGGACGCCGTGGCGCCGGGGTCCACCTTGAGTTGCCGCGGCACGCCCCGGAAGGGTTGCCGGGTCGGGTCACCCCCGACCACGCACCAGGCAAGGAACGCGATCGTGTGGGTGCCGCTCTCGCTGTGCGGGTAGTACCGCCAGCGCACTACCCCGGTGGCGTGGTCGGTGACCACGTAGCGGATCACCCGATACTCGGCGATCGCCGCTAAATTGTGGGGCTTGTTCTTGTAGTGCTCCGCCTCGTCGGTGACTTGTACCCCGCCGTCGGGCAGGTAGTAGAGGACGCACACCGAGTCCACCCGACAGCCGTGGATCAGCCCGTCCGCCCGCAGATCGTCGACCGTCTGCACGAGGGTATTTATTCGCTTGCCGTTGCCTCGCCCCCCCTCGACGATCACCGCGGCGATGACCTCAGCCTCTTCGCGTAGTAGACCGTGTCGTCCCGCGTCCGACCGCTGCCGCCGCCCGGCGTCCCCGCGGTGGGGGCGCATCCACGTGTACAGGGACTGCCGGCTACACCCCAGCTCGTCACAGGCGGCCCGAACGACCTCCCCCCGCTCGCCGTGCCGCGCCGCCGCCAGCCGCGCGGCGACCCGCGCGGCGGCGGCAATCTGGTACGCAGAAGGCATGGAAACCCAGGGTACGCAGGCCACCGGACCGCTCACTCGCCCTCCCGCTCGGGGGGCAGATCGACCACCTCCGCCAGACCCTCCCGATCCGCGTAATCGTCCTCGCTGAGGACCGCACTGAAGGGCTCGGTAGACCGCGCCGGGTCATCGTCGAGGTTCGCGTGGTAGTGGTAAATATTTAAATGGTCAGCGTAGAGGGGTTTATTAACCACGCCCGATCGCTTCTTTTGATTCCCTCTCCCCAACCCCTCTCCCGCCGGGAGAGGGGCTTTTGCGACACCCTCGGAGGGAGAGGAGGTGCAGCCGGTGGCGTGCCCAACATATTGCTATCGGCGATGTTCTCATTTAAACATTAACCACTACCGTTCGCGTAATCCGCCTCGGCCGCCCTCCGCCTCGACCTCACCCGCCAGCTCACGATTGACCATCCCCCACACCGCCTGCCCGGCGTCGAACGCGGCGTATTCAGTGACCAGCTCCGCCAGGATCTCCTGTACCGGCCCGATCGCGCCCCCGATTGCGCCCGCATCCTCGGACGGGTCCAGGCCGTGCTCCCGCACGTGCCCGGTCAGGGCCTCCAACGCCAACCGCAGACCCCGGATCGCGGACAGCACCCCCACCCGCCGCCGCGCGACCTCGGCCTGCAGATCCACCCGCACCTGGTCCACCCGCGGCGCCTCCGCCTGCGGGCGCCGCAACCCCCGGTTTCGCTCCGCGGCCAGGTCCGTGGCTAACGTGTCGATTTTCCTCGACTTTTCGGCCAGGACCTCCTCGGTGACCGACGCCTTCTCGCGCGCCTCCCGCAACGCCCGGCGCAGCTCACGCGAACTCATCCGGTCCACGTCGTCCAAGTTCAAACCGGCCAGGGTGCCGCCCTCGGCCAGGGCATCCAGATCCTCGTCGTCCTCGACGGCCAGCTCAAGCAGTTTCGTGGCCCCCAAAAGCGATAGCGCTGTCGCTTTTGGGGGCCAAAGGAGGACTTAAATATTTCGCGGCGGCCTGCATGAGGCGCTGGGCTGTGCGAACACTGAGCCCCACCCGCTCCTCGCAGATCCGCAACCAATCCCCGTGGGGCTCGCGCTCTTTCAGCAAGGTCAGTCGGCGCCCCGCTTCCAGGCCGGCACCCTCTGTTACGCCCAAAAAAACCTCGTCTCGTGGATCACTCGCCCTCGATCGTAGGGCAGGTCGTCCCCGTAGCGCACGGCGATCTCCTGGTACCGCGCCGCCGTCGCATCCGCCGCGTCTCGGATCGCAGGCAGCCCCGGCGCTTCGCCATCCAGTACCCCCGCGGTCGCCGCCGGTGGTGCCACCGACTCCGGCGCCTCACCTAGCCGGATGCCCCGCCGTTTGTGGATACCCTTTTGCCCACTCCCGCTCAT